TTTCAATATATCCTTTGAATAGCTGCATCTAAACCATCACCCCAAAATCTTTGAATAATTCAAGCTGTGAACTGATCCCAAAGTCATCCAGTCTTTTGGTTGCTAGCTTGATGTACCATCCCTTGTCAAGCTTTCTTGGAATCTTCACATCACTTAAATCACCATTCATGATGAAACATCTATCAGGTGTATTTGCAAATTTTTCTTCAGAAATATAAGATCTGCTAGTTTTTCTGTTCACTTTATCTTTAACCTTCAGAATCTTAGTATCTTTTGGATCCTTGGAAGCAAACACCCTAAACACTTTATCTGTTTTCCGTTCATTGTTATGCTTAACGTACTTATATTTATTGGAAAGCTTCACAACCTTTTGGAACTGAACAATGTCTTGACAATTATTGATTGTTTCTTCAACTGGAACTTTATTGACCATGTAATTCATCAACGCTTCATTGATGATTGGAAGGTCATTGTCCAAATCGTTATTTTCTTTCACATAGGCACCTTTCCTTTCAATGTCACCATTCATTTCAACGAATAGGTAATTGTTCACATCCTTCTGATAGATTTCTTTGATGTAATCAAAACCCAATCCCATTCTGCAGCGTGTTTCCCACTCAAAGCAGATGTCATCCACCTGTTCAAAAGCTTCATCTGTATCAGGGATCTTGATTATTAATCCATCAGTGTTAGACTGGATCAGTTCAAATCCTTCAATGGCTTCAAGGCGTTCAATTAGATCCAAAAGCAATAACTGACCATTAACACAAACTTCATTTGCCCTTCTTGGATCAAAAGCCAGTGAAAACTTGCTCTTACTTATCCCATAAGTACCATTCAGGATGATCTTATAAGGTGCTTCCAGTGGATTCTTTTGCTTCTTGTATTCAATCCTTGTATCTCTAATCTTTCTGTAATCATCAGGGTTTTTTACTGCCCTGGAAAGTAGTCCATATTCAATCATTATGGCCGGATAGAAGGAAGCCACGTCTACATGAAGGATCTGTCCAGTACCATGATACTTTTCAATTGCACCATGTAATCCACCCCATTTGAATGTATGTGGAACCCCTGCAACTTGTGTTTCTAATGCCTTATCATAATCTTTGTTATTTGAATCTTGGTACCAGTCAATTACATGTTTATATTTCTTGATCCTTAACGTATCAATGATGCTGATTTCCCATTCATCATTGAAGCTAACCCTTCTGCATCCAAGAATAAAGGCTGCCAGTTGTGCTTGTGTCTTGCCAATATAATTCAGTGGTAAGTCAAAGGTCTTGATCAATGACATTTGGGAATCAAATTCCCTTTTACGCTTCAGAAATACTTCCATTGTTGCTTCAACATCAGCAGTACAATAATCAATCAATTCCTGGATCTGACTATCATTAAGTGGATCAGGATAATCAAATGGGATGGTTGTTTCTTTAATACTTCCACCCATGAATGCTTCCAGGGTTTTCAAACTGACTGGTGGATTAGGCATAACATCAAAGATATTGATTTGTATCTTATTCAATATTGATGAAAACTTATATGGTGACTTGTTTTGTGCAATGATAGGATCATTCATTTTCTTTGGATTAAATCCACCAAGTATTGCTTTAAAGATCCATTGATCATAACCACGAATATTGAAACCAATAAAGATTTCATCCTTAAATTTCTTATAGTAATTTTCCAGTTCACCTGGATCATCAACAATGATTTTCTTGATTTTAGATACTGGATTGATGATTACACATAACCAGTTATGCTTCATCACCTCAAAGTCAATAAAATGCAGCATATTTTTCACCCACCTTTCAAGTTATATTTCAGTGGGGGAGAACAATCCTTCCCCACTGATTGATTAATTGTTATGCTTCATAAACTTCTTCAATTGAAAAGGTGTTGTAACCCTTCTTGTTCTGATCGTATTTAAGAAGGTATTCAAGTTGACCATCAACTGCTTCATGAATGTCCATAATCAGTTCACCAAACTGTGAATATGTCTTGAATTCAACTTCAATTCCTGAATCCAAGCTTCTTAGGAACTCACTCGCAATGTGAATTTGGATTCCTTGTGTGATGACCTGGTTCATGAAGATTATGCTGTTTTTGAACTTCCCATCAATGATACGCATCCAGCAAGTCACCATTGGATCACCTGCCTTTGATTCATTAAGTTCAAGCTTTTCAATCTTCACTTCATATGTTCCATGTGCTACTTCTTCAAACCTCTGATTGTTTTCTGCTGCTTCCTGAACATCCTTTTGTAATCCCTCAACGTCAATTGCCTTATCAAACTTTTCCCATGCTTTACTCATAATTTTTCACCTATTCCTTTCAAATTTTAATAGTTGTTTTCATTTACTTTTTTTAGGTAATACAAACGCATAATCTTCATGGTGCTTTACAATAATTGGATTGGTTTCACCATAAAATTCAATCTTCACTGTTTCATGATTCCTGAAAGCCTTGAAAGCATCTTCCATATACTTTGGGTTCACATAAATGCTAAAAGCTGGATCATCTTTTGGAAGTAACTGATCAATGTTTGGGAATTCCAAATCATCAACCTTAATGACCTGCTTACTATCTAAGAAGTCATAAATCACTTCTTCATCAAGAATTTCTATAATCACATTCTTGGTCTTTGGTGGTACTTTCACTAGTGGGATTAATAGCAGTGATTCAACATCACCTTCAATCACTTCACATGGTACCGTCACACTGTGAAGTCTGTGACCATCCAACGTTATTGCTGTCATGGTTTTGTTGTTTGATACTCTGCAAGCTACCAGTTCCAAGGCTGGTTTTATACCAGCCTTGTCAATGGAAAGCTTACAAACATCCATCAAATACTTTAAATCAGTAGCGTTCATTTCAAGTTTCAAGTCTTATTCACTCCTTTGCTTCCTTGTTTTTATTAAAATGGGATGTCATCATCTGAAACTTCATCAATTACTATTCATTCAGATGATCTTGATTTTCTTGTTCTTCTTGCTGGTTTATCTTCAGCTTTTTTATCTTTTGATTCAGTGGATCCTGAAGCTTCATCATCAGTTTTGGATCTTCTTGAACGTCTTGAAGTCTTTTCTTCTTTGACTTCTTCTTTAGGATCATTTTTTGATTCAGTTTCTTCAACTTTTACTTCTTCAGGTTTATCTTCCTTAACTTCTTCTGTAAAATTTTTTTCTTCTTCAGCATCATCTTTGGTCTTTCTTCTACCACTTCTTGATGACTTTCCATCAGTCTTTGAAGTTTCAGCAGGTTGTTTCTTTTTATTCTTTGCGTTTTGATTGGCTTCTTCAAACACCTTCATGAAATCATCATAATTCAATGGGATAACATGATCTGATACTGTCAAACGTCCACCACCAAAGATGACTTCATCTGATTTGAAGTTCAAGGTTCTATCATCACCATCAGCAATAACCCTTGCCACAATATCAACCATTCCAGCAACCTTGTTGGCTGTCTTTTCCTGGATGTTTGGCTTGATTGATGTAACTTTATCACCTGATTTCTTTGTTAGATCCTTTGAAGTATCTTCATGGCTGATCAGAATGATATTTTCATAGTCCATATTCATCAACTTCTTCATAGTTGAAAGAAATTCAGTTCTGACCATATCCCACGCTTTGAAGCTGTTATCTGATTCATGTTCAATATTCAATTTACCGTACATGTAAACTCTACAATGTTCATACATATCTTCAAGAAGATCCACAATGATTGTCTTGAATTCATTATCCTTCTTTTCAAGTTCTGTGATTGTATCTTTGAATATTCCCCATGCAAGGGTTCTTTTGGTTTGTCTACCTTCAACCTTCACATCATCCCTCATTGCAAGGTATGGTGCATCAACAAACTTGATATTCCCATCAGTATTCAACATTAATGGTTGTGGGAAATCATTGGCAAGTGTGGTTTTCCCACTAAATGGTGAACCGTAAAGCCAAATCACCTTCTTTTCAATTTTTTCAATATTTCTTCTTTCACTGCTTGGTAAATTCATATAATCAATTCCTTTCATACAATAGTTTTGGTATTCACACCAGTTACAGAAATAAGTTGGGTTCTTTGGAAACTCTTTGGCTTCCAGGATCGTTTTAACACCTTCATAAAATTCAACTACTTTTGTATAATCAAATTCCACTTTCCTGATGATCACTTCAGATGATTCAAGTTCTTCCATGATCCTTTTTCTGAAGCTAATTAGATCTTCAGTTTTCTTTTGCTTGATGCCCACCTTTGGAACAAACACAAAGTACATGTTCCTGATCTTATAAGGTGTTGTGCTTTCTAAGAAATACTTGTATTCATGCAGCTGTCCTGATTCCATGTATCTGTCAATATTGTTTGAATACTTGAAGTCATACATGTCATAAGATCCATCATCATTTGGTGTTAGTAAGTCCAAGAATGCAATGAAATGTGATGAAGCTACCATCCTTTCATATTGACCTTCAGGAAGCACTTCCCTGACTTTTGGGATTAAGTATTCCAGCTTAATGGATTCATTAATATGAAGATCATTGATCACTGGAAAGCTTTCATAATATTCCTTGATTCCAGCTTCAACACCTTTTTCAATGCCAGTGTGCATTGCTGTTCCAAGGTATAAAGCACTGTCAGCGTTATCAGCTGGAATGGTCTTGATCTTGTCCAAGTAC